TAATAAAAATTTATTTTTAAAACCTGATATTAATCTAAGTGTATTGGTTATATTTTCTTTATCTGCGTTAAAATGCCATAATGGTATTACATCAATATTTTTTAATTTTTCAAAAGATATTTTTTTATGAATAAATATACTATCATGAATAATAAATGCATTTTCAAAATATTTATTTTTATAGAAATAATAATAAGGTAATAGTTCTCCACGACCTTTATAATCAGATTGTATTATTACTACATTTTGATAATCAAAAAATGGTTTTACAAAATCATAATTACTATTATCATCAATTATTACAATTTTCTCATTTGGATAAAATCTTCTGATACACTTTATACTTTGATTCCAATAATTATTTGTCAATTCTGAGTTTACATGTCTAGTGATTATAAAGCCATATTTTTCCATAATTTCAATTTATTTTATTATATTATTATAAAAAAATAAATTTTAATGATTAAATTATATTAATATTGGAATCTTATCTATATTTATTTTAATAAAATTATTATCTTCTTGTAAATCTTCTTTTATAATAAATTGTTGAAATTCACTTCTCTCTAATTGGGCTTGAGGAGTATGATTATGAACATGTCTTGCAATCATTTTGTATAATTTAAAATCTGGGTATCGTTCATCTCCATTGTTTTTATACAATAAATTAATACCTTTATCATCTAAACACCATTCAACGATTAATTTTTTTACAGGATTTGTTATTTCATCAATATTTTTAACTTCTTCTAAATCTTCAATTAAATAATCAAAAATAGAACAAGCCAAACGACATAAGTCAAAACTAAAATTCGGGTCTAGACGCGGTTTTTTATTGTCAAAATATGGCTCTGTATTATATTGACTAGCTGCATCATTTCCATTTTGAAAACTATCACTACAAAATAATTTACCTTGAAATTTGTAAATACTTCTACCAAAATCAATGATCTTAAATATTTTTCCAAATGTAGGAACTTTGTATATTTTTTTATTATAATAATAAATTATATATTTTTTAGATGTTTCATTATACATAATATTATTAGTATGAAGATCATTATGAGTAAATGAAAATGCTTTTTGATAACTAATTAAAATCATTATTACTTGCATTAATATAGAAAACCATTCTTCGTCAAATAATTCATTATTTAATATTAAATTATCCAATGTATCTTCACAATTTTCCATACATATTAATTCTACAGGAAATTTATTAATTGTTACATTTATTTCTTCTTCATTGAAACAACTCTCATCTGAACTATCATCTTGATTAGAATCAATGTCTTCCCATTCACTCTCAGATTTATAACACGAATCAGGGTTTGAAATATCCTCTAAAATTTCACTAACTTCACTATTTGTATAAGATTCTCTAGAAGAACAGCTTGAACTAGAACTATTTTTTGTAGACGAATTTAAAGTAGTGATCTTTTCATTATTAATATCCAAATTATATTCTGTAATAGTGTTATCAATACATGTTGTTGTTACAGATGAGTCATTAAATAAATCATCGTATAGTTTGTTGTCAATTGAATTAATAGATAATTTAGAATTAAAACTAGATGTATAATCAATTGTAATCGGTGGTTTTTGATTTTCATTTTTAATTAAATGTTCATAATTATCAATTTTAAATAATACATTTTTGTTTTTATTGAAAAAATCGGATTGGTTTAAATATTCCAAATCATCAAACACGTTTAAAAGAAAATTTTTTTTAACAGAGAGAAAAGAGCCATAATATTCCAAACCATGATTAAATTTATAATTATTTTTTAAAATAGAAGATAGGTAAACAAATAACCCGTCAATATAAGCAGAATTATTTGCATCTAATACTTTATGGTGACATTTATCGTGATTATTATTATTATTATTCAGAACAGGTAAATAACATAATTGTTCATCACTTATATTAGAATATTTACCAACTAAATATTTAAATGGATCTAATAATGGTGCTAATTTTATAAATATGTTTTTATTTTTAATTTCATCGTTATCAATGTTCTTGACACGACAATGGAATAGATTTTTAGTATTTTCAACATTAATCTTATTTTTAATATCATATAAATACCATTTATGATTAAAATTGATACTATTAAAATTGGAATTATTTAATGAAAAAAATCTGTTATAAATAGGAATATAATTTTGTGTATTGGAGAGAAAAAGTATTTCGGGATTTTCTAAACTCTTAAAAAGTTCTCCATTTTTTCTTTTATGATAGTGAATATTAATATCATTTTTATTTATGTTGGGTTTTTCAAAATTAGATGTTAAATTCATATTATTACGTAATGGATATAAATAATATGAATTTTAAACTAATTATTTTTAAATTATAAATTAATATCATAATTTTCTAAAGAATAATTTATTTCCCCTAATAATCTAATTACTTTTTTATGATCTTCACTTACATCTGATTTAATGGTTGTTTCATTACCTTCTTGTATTATTAACCAAGGAAAATAAGAATAACAATGATTAAATAATTGTAATCTGCTTGTCATCCAATCAGCTGTATGAATACAACCATTGTACATTTGAAGTAATTTTTTTGCACCGCGAATAGATAAAATATATCCTCCCGTTAAATATTGTTCATTTATTAATTTCCATTGACATGAAGGATTAATTTCTTCAGATGCATTTAAAAATATACCGTCCCATTCAGGATCATTAATTTCTTCATGAAATTTATTTAATTTTGTAAAAAATAACTTATCAAAACAAGCATCATCTTCTAAAATCAAAGCATATTCTAGATTGTTATTAATAATATATTTCCAAATATTCCAATGAGATTGTGCGCATGCTTTTTGCAAATTATGTAAATTATTTGCAAAACTATCAGTTAATGTATCTGGTGTAGATGCTGGCCATATAGTTACATTTAAATTTAGATAATCAAATTTTCTTAACATTTTTTCATGTCTTGTTGTGTTTGATAATAAAGTTATACAAAATGAATTATTTATGTCAAAATGAAAAGTTTTTTTTTCCATATATGTTTTACTATAATTTAGCAATTTATTTTTAAGTTTTTTACAGTTATAATTTTTCTAGATGTAATTAAAAAAATGTCTTTAGAATTAAAAAAGTTTGATATGAAGAGTATAAGTTTTAAATCCAATGAATCTAAAGGACCAGTAATTGTTTTAATTGGAAAACGTGATACTGGTAAAAGTTTTTTAGTTAGAGATTTATTATATTATCAACAAGATATCCCTATAGGAACCGTTATTTCTGGCACGGAAGAAGGTAATGGGTTTTACGGTAAAATGGTACCAAGGTTATTTATACATAACGAATATAATACTGCTATTATAGAAAATATTTTAAAAAGACAAAGAACAGTATTAAAACAAATTAAAAAAGAAATGGAAACCTATAAACGTTCCACAATTGATCCACGTGCATTTGTTATTTTAGATGATTGTTTATATGATAACACCTGGTCGCGTGATAAAATGATGAGATTGCTTTTTATGAATGGACGTCACTGGAAAATTATGTTAGTAATAACAATGCAATATCCACTTGGTATACCTCCTACTCTTCGTACTAATATTGATTTTGTTTTTATTTTAAGAGAGAATTATATTGCGAATAGACGTCGTATTTATGATAATTATGCCGGCATGTTTCCAACATTTGAATCATTTTGTCAGGTAATGGATCAATGTACAGAAAATTATGAATGTTTGGTGATAAATAATAATGTAAAATCTAACAGATTACAAGACCAAGTATTTTGGTATAAAGCAGAGAATCATAATGACTTTAGATTAGGATCAAAAGAATTTTGGGAGTTGTCTAAAAATTATAATTCGGATGATGAAGAAGAAAAATATGACCCTAATGCAAATAAAAAAAGAAGTGGTCAGAAGATTAGTGTTAAAAAGACAAAATGGTAAAATTACATTCTTTTAACAATTTAAATTAAAATTATATAGATATAAGTTGTATTTATAATTTATATCCAAATATAAAAATGAAAAAAACATCGGATACTGTTTTTGTATTAGTAACTGACAATAATTACTATTATAAAGCGTGTACAACTATAAATGACTTAGTTACAGTTGGGAAATGGAATGGTGATATTGTATTGATTACAATTGATTTTGATTTAAGTAAAGCGCATATATTCTCAGAAATTTTGATTGAAAAAAAGTTTCCATTAATTGATAAAACTAACCTTTTAAATGAAATAGGACCAGATGGTTTCAGTAATAGTGATAAAAGAGAAATACATAAATTATATCAATGGGAAAAATTGCATGTTTTTGATGATTATTTTTTGCAATGGGATAGAGTAGTTTTTTTAGATGCTGGACTGCGCGTATTAGAAGATGTTAAATATTTGTTGGATTTAGATTATAAAGATTCCATATTGGCACATCATGAACCATTTCTTTTTAAAAATCAATTGTCTTTTGATAATCTTGACAAAATAGAATTAGTTAAAAATGATTTTGGTGAAGAAATTTTTGATTCAAAATATATGTTAAATTGCATGTGGGTTTACGATACAAGTATTTTGAAGATATGTAATAAAGAACAGTTAATTGATGCTATGAATAAATATACTTTATGTAAAACAAATGAGATGGGTATTATGAATTTACTATTACATTTTAAATATAAATTATGGAAAGAATTTCCATTAAAAGCACCAAATGGCAAGTTTTTCTTTGAATGGTGTGAAACCTGCACTAATTTCCCAACAACATGGCGCGATTATTGCTTTATTAAATATCCTGTTACTATTGCGTTACACGAAAAACCAGTCTAAACATATTATATATTTATCTAAAATTCAGTATACGATTGAATATAGTGAGATAATTTATTTGCAATATAAGCATTTTTTATATTAGGTAAACTGAATACTCTATGACAAAAAATACAATCCTCTTTTCTGTTGAATTCAATTTCTTCAGGAAATGTTATTTTTTTTATAATTTCAGTTTTAACAGATACTTGTGAATGATGAATACCTTCATCAAAATAATTACAGTGTTCTATACAACCTGACCAATGTTGTCTTAATGAATTTATTCTTACAATGATGTCTTTATATTCCACATTTTTAAAAATATCATTTGTTGGAGAATTGTTATCAAAATAATTGTGCAAAATTATATCACTATCATGTTCTTTGAAAACTTTCAATAGCATTTCTATTCTTTGAGGATGCATTACATCATCTGCGTCTATAAAACTAATAAAATCCATGTCTGTTAATAACGACACAGCACGATTTCTATTTTTTGCAGCATTGTTTTTTTCTTTTACCAATATAATTTCTAATGGAAAACTATATGTCTTATCATTTTTAAATTCATTTGTAGAAGAACTACTTACTACTACTCTATTTGGTAGAATGGTTTGTTTTTCAATAGAATCTAATAATACATATAATTGATTTATATGTCCATTATAACAAGGAATAGCAACACCTATTTTCATAATATAACTAATATATAATTAATTATATTATTATGCTTTAAATTATTTGTAGA